CCGAGAAAGGAGTGACATGGCTAGCAAGGAGAGCGGAGTCGTGGACGCTATCCGACGCCGCATCGCTCAGGTATGGCCGGAGTCGGTCACCTGGAAGATGCACGGCTCGGTCTACATGGAGGCCGGCATCCCTGACGTGCTGTGCTGCGTCGAGGGGCGGCTGATCTTCCTCGAGGTCAAGCATCAGAAGCCGGGGGAGTCTCGCGGCCACGCACTGGCCCGCACGTCGGTCGAGCAGGTCCGCCAGATTCGGCGAGTGCGCGCCGCCGGCGGCGCGGCCTGCACCGTCCTGGACGCCGACGAGGCCGAGTGGGCGGTGCGAGAGGCGCTGACCGGCTCGACACTGTCGAGTATGTACCCCGTCGTCGGGGCCGGAGGTGATCTCAGTGGCGAGGGCTAGGCTGACGGCGACTGAGTTCGACTTCGTGCGCCAGCTCGAGTGGGAGAATATGACCCCCGCCCAGCTGAAGTCGGCCCGCGAGACCTGGAGGACTGGTGCCGTCTACCAAGACGAGGTGAACCCCCGGGTGTGGTGGGTGCGGTCCTACTCGGCCCGGAACACCGGAGAGACCCGGGGTCGTGACGGCAAGAGCTTCCACCACGTGGTTCTGAAGTCGGACCACGGGTATCCCCGGTTCACGTGCACCTGCAAGCATGGACAGCACTCGCGCTGGGCGTCGTGCTGGCACGCGAAGACCGTGGCCCGCATCTACCGGATCATGGTCGATCAGATGAAGCAGCGTGAGAAGGAGGACTTGCTCCATGGGTACCGCGGCAAGAGCAGTGATTGACGACATCCCGGAGCAGCCGGAGAGCGGCGTGGCTGACGCCGGCGGCGCCCTCATGGTCGCCGGGGACACGATCCTCTCCATCACGGCGGCCTGCGCGGGCATCCGTACGCGTATGGTCAGCGAGCAGGGCTGGAGTGAGGCCTTCGCTGAGCAGTTCGCCCAGGACCTGGCCCGCGCCATCGTGAACCAGTCCCTCGCCCCGTCCCAGGACTGGCGCTCATCTCTGGAGGGGCTATGACTACCGCGAAGCCGCCGGCGCCGCGTAAGCCGGCCCCGCTGGACTACACCCGTCCGATCTGGAAGCGTCAGGACGGCGAGACCGAGGCCGCCTACGCCTCGTTCAAGGCATACCGGGACATGGAACGGCGTCGGGTGCGGGACGCGCCCAACGGCAACTCCTACTCGGCCCGGTGGTCGTGGAGGGAGCGCGTCGAGGCCTGGGACAAGCACATGGCCGAGAACGAGGCGAACGAGCTCGTCCGTTACCGGATAGCCATGGGGGACCGCCACCGGGCTCTAGGCCGCAAGGCGCTGGAGAAGGCCGAGATGTGGCTCGACAGCCTCACCAAGGACCGGATCGCTCGGATGGGCGCGAACGGGATCGTCCAGATGATGGACGTTGCGGCGCGCATCGAGCGCGAGGCCGCAGGCGCGGGGCCTGACTCAGCCAAGATTCAGGTCGAGGTCTCCTCCAACCTGGCCGAGATGACGGCGTCGGCCACGACGTCGCGCATCGAGCAGCTGGTCGCGGAGGTCGAGCGTCGTAAGCGTGAGCAAGGCCTCATCGACGTCGGCCCGGCGGACGTTGAGGTGATCGATCCCGAGCAGTAGAGTTGGTCCCGGGACATTGGGGCAGAATACCGCCACCCTCGGCATGGGGTGGCGGTATTCTGTATTCATATGTAAGCCCACCTCAGCGATAGGAGATACCTATGCCCCGCGTGAAGAAGCCCCTGGAGCCGTGGGAGATGACCCCGGCCCAGCTGGAGGAGGAGCTGGAAGCCCTCATCAAGCGCCAGGCATGGCTGGAGAACCAGCCGAAGTGCGGCCGCCCGTCGTGCGACGGCAAGCCTCACGCCGGGGCGCCGTACCCCCATGACCCGACCTACAGGCAGGCTTCCGACCCGCTGGAGAGCGCGCAGCAGCTCGACGAGGCGTACGCCGGCCGGCCTCACATCCAGTACCTCTCCGACCGGCTGGCAGAGGCCGTGCGCGCCGTAGAGAACGGCGAGAACCGCTACATGACGATCTCCATGCCGCCGCGCATGGGTAAGTCGACGCTGACCTCGATTAACCTCCCGATCTGGCTCCTTCGCCAGCACCCGGACTGGAAGATCGGCCTCATCTCTCACTCTCCCCAGCTCGCAACGGCCTGGGGCCGCCAGGTTCGGCGTTTCGTTGAGGAGGACGGCGAGAAGTGGGGCATCAAGATTGCCAGTGACGCGGGTGCCGTGAGCGAGTGGCAGACGACACGCGGCGGGGGTATCGTCTCCCGCTCGGCTCCCGGACAGTCGATCACGGGTCTGGGCTTCAAGGTCATGCTCATGGACGACGTCGTGAAGGACTTCGCCGACGCGCACAGCGAGTCGAAGCGTGAGGCCATCTGGGACTGGTGGCAGGCCAACGCAGTCACGCGTCTGGAGCCGCCGTTCCTCTGCATCGCCATCGCCACCCGCTGGCACGAGGACGACTTCATCGGGCGCCTGCTGAACCCGGCCAAGAACCCCGACGCCGGCAAGTGGGAGAACGTGATCTTCCCGGCCATCGCCGAGGAGGACGACCCGCTCGGGCGAGAGCCGGGCGACCCGCTCTACAGCCCGCTCGTGGAGGAGACCCGCGAGGAGGCGCTGGAGCGCTGGGACTCGCTGAAGCGCTCGGTCGGGTCCTACATGTGGGAGGCGCTCTACCAGCAGCACCCCACGCCGGCCGACGGATCGATCTTCAACCTCGGCTGGCTGCGGTTCTGGACTACGGACCCGTCCAAGGTCAAGGAGGGCGACGACTCGGTCATCCTGCCCCCGCGCGAGCGTCTGGAGCGTGGTCAGTGGCTCGACTCGTGGGACCTGACCTTCAAGGGGTCCTCGACGTCGGACTACGCCGTCGGCCAGCGCTGGTGCCGGCAGGGGCCTGACAGGTTCCTGATCGCGCAGCAGCGTGGGCAGTGGTCGTTCACGCAGACCCTGGAGAAGATGCTGCGCTGGTGCAACGCCGGAGACCTCGACGACAAGGCGTCCCCGGGAGGGTCGTTCGTCCACCAGCGCCTCGTCGAGGACGCGGCCAACGGTACGGCGGCGATCGACGTGCTGCGCAAGAAGGTCGCCGGCATCAAGCCGATCAAGCCGCGCTCGTCCAAGGAGGTCCGGGCGCGGGCCGTGACGCCGGAGATCGAGTCCGGCAACGTCTACCTGCCTCACCCATCGGACCCGGGCAACGGGTGGGTGAACGAGCTCATCTCCGAGATGCGAGCCTTCCCCTCGGGCCGTCACGACGACCAGGTGGACGCGCTGAGTATGGGCCTGCTCGGCCTGCGCGACGCGGGCCAGGCGTCTCTGTTCGTCCCGAGGGGGGCGATTCGGCGCGCTGTGGGCGGTCTCTCACTAGCGGGCACGCTCCCAAGGTTCTGACGGCTTGCATCTCCTACGGGGGTGGACGTATGATTTCATACGTCCACCCCAACTACGTTAGGAGACAAGATGAGGACATCGCAGAACAGCTGCCCGGACTCAGTGTTCAGAGCCTCCCAGCAGCGCATCGAGGCGCTGGAGCGCGCTCTCCAGGACGCCTACTCCTGGGCTCACACCTCCGGCAGGCTGTCCGAGCTGAACTCGATCATGGAGAGGGCGGCTGTCCCCCTCCCTGCCGGATCCGTCACCCGTACCCGCATGGCCCGGGTGTGGGAGGAGGGCTGTGAGAGGTTCTCGAAGAGGAGCCACTCCCGCAGGGGCCCGACACCGTCCGAGGCGGTCACGTGGATGCTCCACTACACCTCTCTCATGTACAGCGCGCCCCTCATGGAGGGAAGGCTGGTGCGGGAGTGGCTGTGGGAGGTAGCTTACTCAGCGTCACGCCTGCTGCTTGAGGACTACGACGTCCTGCCCCGTGCTCTGGAGGAGTACTCCCGAGCCGCTGAGAAGCACCCAGGCATGACCTTGGAGTGCGACGGCCACACGGACGCCACCCGCCTGTTCGCCCTCGTTGAGGAGATCGGCGAGGTTGCGGCCTGCCTGACCTACGACAACAACTCCGAGACCGGCCACAACTCGGACCTGGAGTCCGAGGTGATCCAGGTCATCGCCTTGGCCCTGGCGTGGGCAACCCGCTACCTAGATGACACCAGCAAGGAGAATTGAAATGACTACCCCAGCCTCCAGACACCCCTGGCTTTGGAACACCAAGGACATCCGTAAGGCACTGAACGCCTACCGAGACGGGGAGGGATACGGAGGAGTAGCTCTCGGAGACCCCGAAGCCATGGCCGACGGCATTGAGGACCTCCTGGATCACACCGACGAGTGTCGGGGCAGGATCGCCGACCTCAAAGACACGATTTCCACTCTCCAAGAAGAGAACTACCGCCTTAACTCCACTATCAGACTGCTGGAGGAGAAATGAGTGGCTGGCCTGACAAGCCCTTCATCCGCATCACTGCGGGCCTCCTGCACGGGCGGGTGCCGCTCCGCGGGGTGCTGGCCACGAACGCCGGCCTGGGCGCCGCTGGTACAGATTTCAAGTACCAGATCATCTGGGGCCCGGGCACCGGAACTATCCTACGCAAGGACGACTTCGACTCCGGAAGTATCCTCGCCTGGGAGGAAGTCGTGCCCGTCCCCGCCGCTGACCTGGAGCGCTTGCGAGATGAGTTCAGGGGGTCGACGCTCGCCGGGCGCCGCCTCAGCGCTCTCTTGCAGGTCACCTCATACGTAAAGCCTTCGACCGCGTCCCCGCTTGATCAGGCCGTCTATCAGGTGGAGACGTCCCTAAGCGCGTCGATGACCCTCTCAGACACCTCCTCCGAGGAGTATCTGGCCCTTCTGCTAGGAGCTATCTCGGATTTTCAGGACCTAGAGATGGATCCGGCTAGCCCGGAGAAGGCGCAGGTTTTGGCTAGGATCGTCCGCCTCAGCGTTGAATGGATTGCTGCGACTGTCTCTCCGGGAAGCGCCAATGCAGGCCGAGAGGAGCTGAGGGTCTTGTCCGAAGTCAAGGCGCGGGTCGAATCTGCCCCGGCCGTCGGAGGGTTCCCTGCCATAGCCGCTCTTGCCGGCGACGCGGCTGCCCGGATCGACGAGGCACGCGAATCTGAGGAGGGGCGGCGGAGGCTGGCCGAGGGCTTGGCCGAGCCCGTCCTCACCATCGCCCACTACGCGCTGGCCCAGATGGCCCGGAGCCTGGGGGGAGAGGGACTATGAGCAATTCCCACAAGATAGCCGCCAAGTTGGAGGACTATCTGGATTCGGGCTACTTCTCCGGAGCGATTATGGATGTATACATGCTGATTAATCACATCCACTTTCTGGAGCAGCAGGTGGCCGACTTGAAAGACACGATTGCCCGAATTCAGTCCGATACGGGGGTAAGAGTGAGCGAGATGTACGCCAAAGTAGATCACCTCCCTGACCCCTACCGGCTCGACGTAGCCTACGCCGACGGGCAGCCGATCGGGACGGTAGAGAAGTTCGTCATGGATGAGCCGGACCCGGATCGCCTGGGACCTTACATCAGGCGTGCCCTGCGTGAGGGGTTCACGGTCAAGCTGCGAGAGTCCGGCGACGGGGACTGCGAGGAGTTGGAGTGCTGAACATATTGCCGAGGGTGACCGGAATCTTCGTCGCCCGTCATCTGAAGATCAGCTACTCAGCCGCCCTCGATCTGGCGTACATAGCCTTCTGGAACGGTCTCAAGCTCCGTCTAAAGACCACTTCCCCGGTACGGACGGCCGGGGCGCGGGTCCTGACATTACGGGACGACGGTCTCCTGGTACGCCTTGACCGGGATTATTCGGGGATTACCGTGAAGATCTCCAGGGACGGCGAGCACCGGACGAGTTTCTCCGGTCTTAGAGACATGCGGGAGGTTCTGGACAAAGTCAGCACAGCGGCTGAGAACTACCAGCGGCCCAGGCAATCGTGGTGGGCCGTAGTGCCTGCCGATCAGTATCCATTCACCGAGTTCCTATAGGAGACACCTATGACATCCATCAATGACGTTGCAGACCTGCCCAAGCTCCTGGAGGGCTGGGCCAACGGTAATGGCTACCGAGAGGCCTTCGGGATCGACGCCGAGCGCAAGATGGCCGAAGATCTACGCAAGCTTCTCTCGCTGACCGTCCAGCAGGCGAAGGCCTTGGAGGTCGCTCAGGAGCACGCCTACGCCCTGGAGCAGCGGCTACCGGCCTCTCAGACCGACGACCTGGAGCCTGAGCCCGCTCTCGGCGACCCGCTCGAGGAGGCCGCGCGCCTCGACCGCAAGGCCCGACGGGACGCGAAGCTGGCCCGCGCGGCCCTTCAGCAGGAGGTCCTGGCCGCCTACGCACGGGGCGTGTCGAAGTCGGTCCTCAGCGCTGTCTCCGGCATGACCCGCCAGACCGTGGACAAGGTCCTCGGCCAGTGGAAGCGCAAGCCTCCGAAGATCGACGCCGGGGAGGAGACGCCTCTCACACTGATCTGACCTATGCTGGCTTGCCCTAGGACGTATGCCGTCATACGCTTAGGGCAAGCCCGCACCACCTACCACCTAGCGAGGAACCATGAGCACCGAGACCTCAACGACCAAGACCACCTGGACCCGCGTCTTCCAGCACCCCCAGGCGCGAATTAAGCCGCTAGACGCGGACACCTCGCACGAGGCTAATACGTGCCTCGTCTACGAGAACGGGCAGGCCGTCGCCCAGCTGAAGCGCTGCGGTCAGC